TTGTAAAGCAAATTAGAGGAGTGCCGGAATTTTTGAGCAATAAGTACAAAGACACAAATCCTCACAAAGAATTTAATAGAAATATTCCACACATGTCAATTGATGACATTAACAGACAATGGAAAAAGTATAGCGATTCGTTAACAAATTTTTCTATTCCGTTGTTATCTAATATTGCAGGATATTTTGATGCGAGTTATTTAACTGATATACGCAATTATGTTGGTGCTTTGTTAGCTTTACCAATTTTTATTTCGCCTATTGTTTCGTTTACGACATTTTTTAGCGCTTGTGTAAGTTTTAGTCACATTGTTTATTCCATGAACACGGCTTATTTTAGACATTATACTATGGTGGAAGCTCGTCGTAGATTTGGTACTTACGATGGTGTTTATTTGTCCGGTGTGATTACGGCTAAATGTTTGTTAGTTGTTTACATTTTGCGTAGTTTTTGGCAAATGGTTAAAAGTAAAGTTGTCCTGGAAACACAAGGCAATTTAGCACCTTTATCCATGGAGGAAGTTACGCTCAATTCAGCCCAAACGAATTGTTGGTTGCCTATACCGATACAAAAAATAGAGACTGTTGCACCGAAAACATATGTTGCTAATGATGTATTGGAGATTTGTAAGAAAAATATTGCTTTGATCGTAAACGGGTCGAAGTTTGTTAACGGATTTTTCATTAGTCAAAATTTCGTATTAGTACCCAAACATTTTATGGACGAATGTTCACGTAGTTATGATCAATCTTTAAAAATTGTTTCACGGGAAAAGTATGTTGATGGTAAAAACGTAAATTGTCATGTTCAGCATACAACTTTTTCTGAGTTAGCATATAAACACATTCCTAATACGGATTTGTGTGTATATTATATATCAGATTGTGTTCCACGCAAGGATGTTATTGCTCATTTTCCTGAGACACGTGTAAAACGAGATATGCCAGCTCGTATGGTTGTTAGAGATATGACAGGAAAGGTTAGTGTGTTTTCAGCTTTTCTTAAGAGTGGAATACAAGACACTCGACCTGGAGGATGTGAGTTCGAAGGATATGGATATAACCTTATTGATGGAAACACATTTAATGGAATGTGCACAGGTGTTTGGGTCAGTGATACAAAACCAACGTCCATTGTTGGTTTCCATTTGGGTGGCATTGCTAATACTCCAAGAGGCTGTGCCGGAACAGTCACTCGATCTGAAATTGAAAATGCGAAACGATGGTTATTGGAGCGCTTAGCTTCTGCTGTCGATTGTGGCAGTGATGGAGCAGTTGATATTCAATTCGGTTCACATTTTAAGAATTCCGTTCCACAATATATAGCAGAAGCCGTAGCACCTAACCATCCTATCAATTTTATGCCTGAGACATGTGCCATCACTGTTTTTGGTACGGCAGGAGCAACTCACAAGTATCATTCTTCAGTCGTTTACAGACAACTAGGATTGAAGTTTTTAGAGAGGTTTGGTATGACGGTTAAACATGGACCACCCAATATGAATAAGCCACCAAAATGGTATCATTTTTCTAAAAATTTGACAGAATTCGCAAGTGAAAATGTAGGCCCACCTTTACACGTCTTGGAATGGGCGACTTTGGATTATGTTTTGCCCATCATGAAAGAACTTAAGCGTCTAGGTTTCGG